AACACTTACCGGTAGCCCCCCGAACAACCGACGGGTATATCGTGTGAAATCAACCTCAAACTTCGTGCCTTTAGGGAAATTTTATGGGTGGGACTTCTACATTCATAGACTTGCTGATATTTGGTCCGGCAGTATATGGGTTAATGGTATCATAGTTAAATATCCAATCGACCAATTCGCGTATTCCGACAACGAAGGGGTGGTCATGTGACCGAGATATATCTGAAAACATTTGAGATAGATTCCGACGGAGATCTTGTCATTGACGATATGAAAAGAATTCCGATGATTACAGGCCATGATAAAATAAAACAAGATGTTAAGATTCTACTTGAAACGTTCAAGGGCGATGATACTTTCCATCTTGATTTCGGCTTCGACTATAAACAGGTGGCCGATTCTGATGACGATAAAATCTTACTTGCACAATTGCTGCAAGCCGCCATATTTAAATACCAGTTTGCCAAATCTGTAGATATAGATAACATTGTAGACGTGCCGCAGGGGGATGGGTCATACCAGCGCTACGTCGATGTTACTGTCCTCTTATTCACTGAAGAAGAACTCCAACTCACGGTGAGTGTTTAAATGGCATATGGAGTCACGGCAGATGGGTTTGTAGTCAAGCCCCTCGATGTAATTATTACAGAAATGGAAGACCGTGCTAGAACCGTATTCGGCAGTGACGTAGATCTCACGGAAACATCGGTACTTAAGAAATATATCGAAGTCATTGCTATGGAAGAAGCGCGTCTCTGGGAAACTTCAGAGATGTACTACTATGCTGGATATGTTGACTCTTCTACCGGTATTCAGCTTGATAGAGTTACTGCTATTCTAGGTGTAATACGAGTACCAGCCGGTTTTGCTACGGGAGTAGTTACTTTCTCGGGGACACCTGGTACAAATATTCCAGCAGGTACACCAGTTGTAGCCGAAGATGGTACGGTATTTGTTACTGACTCTTTAGTAATAATAAGTGGTGGTGGCACAGTAGATGCTGATATCACGGCCCAAATAGCAGGTACTACAGGTAACGTTTCACCCAATACGATTACTGCTCTCCAGTCCTTCATTACCGGCGTGTCCTCAGTTAATAATGCAGCTGGTACATCTGGTGGTACTGATGCAGAAGCTGATGACGAATTAAGAGCGCGCGCGAAGGCTTACTTGGAGACAAAAGGTAAAGGTACTCTAGAAGCCATCGAAAACGCAATCCTTGAAGTAGCAAGTGTTGAAACTGTTAAATGTTATGAGGATCTATCTATCCATGATGTTGTGTGTTACGTAACTGGTGCTACACCGCCTAATTCAGACGTGGACGACGCAATTGAGGATACGCGGCCTGCCGGGATTCCGGTTTCATGGCAGAATCCAACACCCATTGATATCTATGTTGATGCAACTGTTACTGTTAATCCGGCCACCGCACCCGCAGATGCAGCAACACAAGTCGAGAATGGTATATTAGGGTATATCAATAGCCTAGATACTGGTGATGATGTTATATATACCAAAGTGATTGATGCCATTTATGATGTTGAAGAAAATGAGACATCCAGTTGGATTGAAGATGTTGATGTGAAAACAGGTACTACCCCTTCACCTACTGGTACAGTGAATATTGTGATTGCCAATGATGAAAAGGCACAATCTGATAGCGGCAAAGTTGGCGTAACAATAGTGTGAGAATATGACCCTTGACGAATTCGCAAGACGGCTGACAGACCGACTTACGCCCCCTTATAATAAAGAAGATACTAGTAATAATTACAAGTTTATGAAGATACCCGGCGAACAGAAAGATGATATCTTAGAAATGTTGCAAGATGTTCTAAGGAATCATTGGCTAGAGTATGCTACGGGTATACAGCTCGACCAGCTAGGTGCTCTCGTAGGAGCGCCGCGTGGTGATAGAAACGATGCAGATTACCGTGCATACTTAGAAACCTTTGTGTCGGCTTATGTCGGCGGAGGTACTATCGATTCAATCAAGCAGGCCATACTTGGATTGAACAAATCACCCGGGCCGTCAGATGAAAGTGAAATAGTGGTCATTGACGGTTATCTGGTCGCGTGGCATGGCGGTGGCAGTGGGCCAAGCCATTATGCACACTTTTACGTTTACTTTACAGTGCCATTCGATACCGCAGATATTGCTGATTATACCACGGCAATCGAGAATGCCAAAGGTGCAGGGATTAAGTTTGATGGCCTCGCTTTTGGTATTGCTGAAGGCATCGAAATCGAGTCAACTATTACATTTTATCATGGTACAACACAACAATATCATAGGCAAGAAGATATAGAGATAGAGGAGTCAGCAGGTAATTTTCATTATACTGACTTAACAGAAACTGACAGTGAGAATGTGGTAGCATGAAGGTCAGGGAAAAGTTAGATATTGAAGGCGTTGTCACTATCTTGGTACGTGAGCCCGACGGCCGTATCAAGCAGGTAGTGCGCAAGAAAAATATGATATTAAATACGGGATTGGCTATGATGGTCGATCTGGTGGGTGGTTTAGGTACCTATAATACATTCGCATGCATTGCCATTGGTACTAGCAGTGTTGCTCCTACACATTCACAAGTCGATTTACAGGGTGCAGAGATTGCAAGAGTCAACTCTTCCGAGTATGCGAGTATATCGATACCTAATACTCTGGTTTCTGTTGGTAGTTTCACAGGTGTAGGTCCAAACACAATCGAAGAGGCAGTTCTTGCGGACGCTAATGCACCTTCAGGTAGCAGAACATGCTTTTCTAGGATTACAACAGGGTCCATTACAATTAATCCTGCTACATCAGTTTCTATTGTTTGGGAACATCGATTCTACAGGAAGTAGATACCATGGTCTATTCGGTAAAGGATTGGGTCTCTTACGAGAAGATATTTGCAACCGACCTCGATAGAATGGAGGACGGTATCTATGGAAGAGCCTTTTCCAAGGTGGTCGCTGTTGATGGCCAGCGCGGCGACGAGGCTACTATTCAGGCAGCACTGAGCGCGTTGGCAGCCGCCGGTGGTGGGGCATGCTTCGTTAAGGCCAACCTGGATGATGGGATTAACCCACCACAGATAACGATTAATAGTGCCCTGGACCTCGATGATAACGTTCATCTATTCTCAGATGGTGTGAGGTTAATTCGTGGTGGTGGGCTCGCCACTGCCATGATTCGGGTTTTAAGCACTTCGACCCACAGCAGAATTGGTGGGCTTATCGTTGATGGCAATGGTGGTGGTGGGCAGCCGGCAATATTAGTTGGCCAGGGTGGTGCATCTGAGAATACCTTTATCGAGAACTGCCGTATTACTGATTGGACAAATCCCGGAATCGATATTATTGGCGGTGCTAAGAACGTTCATATTCAACATTGTATCCTGGATAATATCACACAACACGGCATTTTCGCGGATATCAATTCTGGAGATTATGTTACCGCGTACAAGAATTACTTGTACAATTGTGGTACAGCAGTTGGATATAGGCCCGTTCAACTATCAAATGGTGATGGTCATATCATTGAGGCCAACTGGATAGATGGGGGTCAGGCCGGGATTCAGGCGAGCGGGCCGCGAAACAGTCTTTCTTTCACTAAGAATCATATCTTGAATACGATTGGCGTCGGTATTCACGCCGAGGCCGATAATTCGATAATCGCCGATAACTTTATTGATGCGCCGGGTACACATGGCATGCAAATTAAAGGTGATATACTCAAGATTGTAAATAACGTTATTAATACACCCACAACGAATGGTTTTTACGTCTTCGACCCCAGCCCATCATATATATCGTTGTTGAATAACGATGTATATAATGCGGGTGTTGATGCTGTACGTATTACAGGTGGTACGGGTACATTCAAAGCACTATTTAATCGATTTCGTAGCACAGGTGGAGACGCAATTGATATACAGGGTGGTGCATTTCTATACGATATTTGCCATAATTTGCTTGAACCTACCATTAATGGTACAAATGGTATTATTGTTGCAACTGGTGCACTAGCAGCGGGGAGCAGATTCTGTTATAACTGGTTGGATGCACTGAACCAAAACATAACGGGTTTTCAGATTGATGCGACTGGTGTGGAAAACATAATGGTGAATCATAATATCATCAGAAGCATTAGCAACGGTGATGGTATTCTAATGTGGGCCGCTGACGCCTCTACGATTATCGGTAACTCGATAAGAAATGTAGCTCAAGCAGGTGGTTCAAACTATATTCGAGTGAATATGGTGGGGGGCGTAATATCTCTGAATGCAATATACAATCCCGCCGCGAAGCCGGGTACTGGAATTATAGAATTCGGTACTTCTGACTGGAATAACGTTACCAGTAATACAATACGTGGATATACGATAGCCCCCATTACACTGATAGGAGCTAATTCACAATCACTTGGGAACCTCGTACAACCGTAAGGTGAGCAAATGGCAAAAACAAAGAAGGAAGATGCACCGGAGAAGTCTCTTACAGAGATTGAAGCTGAAAAGAAGGCTGAAGAAAAGAACAAAGAGCTCGAAAAGCGCAGAAAGGCTATGGCTGAAGAGGCCAAACTTCGCAAAGAGCGTGATGGTCTAAAGAGATCAGAGGAGACCGAACGGCGCATAGAGCTCATCAAAGAGATAAGAGTAGCTCTTAACGAATGTCTCGCCGAAGTCGGTAAGGCTGAAGGCAAAATGGATAACGACCTTGACGGCTCCATCAAGAAAGTTAAAGATCTCGTCGAGAAGCTATAGGGGAAACATGGCTCCACCGAAGAACGATAAAGTATCAAAGGAGGTAGCAGACCTCAAATATCAACATAAAGAGGTCTGTTATAAGATTCAACGATCGGTGCGTGGGGAAATGAAGGCGCAAGAGCAGCGGTTCAATGCTAAGTTCGATAAGATGACCGATATGTTGGTTGATCAGATGGAAGTGGTAGGAAGGACCACGGCCATTGTTGAACAGCTCGCGGCGGAAAGGAAAAGAGAGAAAGTAGCGAAAATAGACGATGAAAGAGCAGAAAGATGGGAGATGAAGAAAGTAGTTATTATGACGGCGTCTATATGTGTTTCGATTACAGCATTAGCATTTACGATTCTGATTAACTTGAATGTGATAGGTGGTTGAATGGGCGAATTCAATTATAACCCGGTAACTGGTAAATACGACATAGATTCAGATTTAGGGTTCCCGATAGGCGGAGGCCCTTACGTCATATCGGCGTTAGGTGCCCAAGAGATGGGGGTTTCCGCTGGTGCAGCTCGAGTAACAGGATTAGGATTAAATGCTATTACCCTTGATAATGGTGTAAGTAATGAGGCCCACTTCCCTTTTTGTGTATTGCCAAATGCGGACTTATCTGAGGACCCAATAGTAAGAGTCTGTATAGCACCTGGTACTGCACAAGTATCAGGAAGTGATTTCAAGATGCAGTTGGTCACTCGATATGTTGCAGAAGGAGAAAGTTACACAAAAGCAGCAGATGAAACTCTAACTGAAATTGTAACGGTTAGCGATACCATATTGACTCTTGTAAGGTTTGATTTCACACTGGACGGTAGCAAAATAGAGGCAAATGATTTTATAACCTGTATACTGTCAAGGCTGGGCGCAGACCCCGATGATGACAGGAACGGTGATGCTTATCTTTTGCGTGCAGGTTTAATAACTAGGACTCTTCAGACAAGTCAGGAGTGAGTTTATGGCCAAACAACGAGCATTTTCCGAACAGGAAACTGATGATGCGGGCATGCGCCATGATATACCTCTCGTTACTAAAGAGTCATGGTGTATCTTTTGTAACGTAGAAGGGGAATATTATTCAATGCCCCAAGAAGATGAGCCCACGGAGTGTCCTAACGGTCACGAAGATATCAATGTTCTAGGGCAGCAAATCCCTAAAAACACAGGTGATTCATTCGATAGCACCCTGTGGGACCAGTTCTTTGACGATGACGGCTCAACGATAACTGCGAAAAGGGAACAGGGGGCCTAAAATGCCGAAAACAGCTACAATGGACGATGTACTCAGGCGCGAGTACGAAAGCCAGATTCAGACTGATATACCTTCTGGCCAATGGGTAACTCTTTTCTATGACGGGGTTTTCGCGAAAGAGCCTGATATCGAGTCCTGGTCAGTAGACCAAGAGGGCTTGACTATAAGTAACATAGATAAGAAAAAGGATAGGGTTCGCGTGAAGTTTAATCAGATATTGGGTGCTGGCAAAAAGCTCAAATTCAAAATCAAGCCTAAGAGGGTGCAAATGTGACAGAAATTGAGGTAGGTACACTAGAATATTCGATAGTTGGCGAGAATGTCACCGTGTACAAAGAGGAGAACGGTGACCCGGTTCCTTGCTTTGCAAAAGTAACAGATGGTCATATTGAATGGCAGGCGATGATGGCCGCAGGCTCAACGAATCAGCAGATACTAGACGCATGTGACGACTATCTGCGCACCGAGAAGGGCTGGTGTTGAGCGCCGTCATAGAATGTCCACATTGCGGACAGTTGAACGTAGAAAGAAGAACATCGTGTTTCAGGTGTGGGAAGCGTCTACGCGACCCTGCCCCAAACAATAATAATATCGGCGGAAAGTGAGAACATGATACCAGGTCTAAGTACAAGAGAGTTTTGGATGCTTGTCCTTATGTTGGTCGTGGCAGTACTGGCGAGTGTGGCCAATTACTATCTGACCAAATGGGGAATGAATGGTGGGAAACCCATGGTGCCCTTATGGAAGTACAGGAAGCCTATCCTGTTCGGGGCACTTGCGGCCATAATCCTGTGGAGTATTACAGGAAGTGGGGACCATACACCTTTTACCCAGCAGCCATTGTCACACGAATCTGCGATTATGTGGGCAATAGGTTTCGGGGCATCTTCCGAGAAGGTCGTGGCCCTAGTCATCAATAAGATGGACAATAAGGTCGCGGGGATGTTGGGCAAGCTCTAGGGTTTCAGCGACGGGTCAGGATAACCTGCTTCCTCGAAGCCCTTTGCGCGCAAGATACAAGAGTCGCAGACCCCGCAGGGCCTATCTTCGCCTTTATAGCATGACCAGGTGAGATGATATGGCACCGGTACGTCAAGAGATAGGCCCTTTTCTATTATCTCTGCTTTTGTTAACCCTATTATTGGGGTCTTTATTACTATTGTCTTTCCCTCAACTGCTTGTTTGGAAGATAACTTCGATAGCTCGTTCCAGGCAGCAAAATACTCAGGACGACAGTCCGGATAGCCAGAATAGTCAATGGCGTTCGCGCCTAGGGCAACGATATCAGCACCAATTGACTCGGCGTAAGAAAGGGCGATTGCCACGAACATTGTGTTCCGGCCAGGCACGTAAGTAACGGGTATATCCGTCATTTCGTCCTCTTCTCTTTCTTCTGGGACCTCTATGTCCTTATCCGTGAGTGCACTGCCGCCAATATCACTCATAAACGGGAGCTTGCACTCTAGGGGCATACGCACCTTCATCCCATAGTGTTCCTTATAGTAGGACACCACATTGTACATTGCGATCAATTCCTTCTTGTGGAGTTGGCCATAATCAAAAGTAATCGGGAAGCACTCGTGTCCTTGTGCAAGGGCTATGCCCAGAACTGTCGATGAGTCGAGGCCCCCCGATAATGAGACTATTGACCTCATTTGGTCAGCCTCTTGATAATGTCGCGGCACATCTTGCACACAGGTACTTCCGCACCGTCTCGGAGCTTCAGGTTCTCTATGGGGTTTTCCACCCGACCTGTGGTGTCACGGGCATCGAAGCTAGCCTGTTGATCGTGGCGCCGACATATCCAGCAAATTCCTGTCATTCTTTGTCAACCTCCTTTAACTTTTTGATTTCGTTTTCAATAAATGTAGATGCATGAATTTCGAGCTCTTGGAAATCGATATCCTTTGTTTCGGCCTCGTATTCCACGACGATGTTGCGCCCCTGGAACCGGAACTTCAATTTATTTGTCTCTTCCACATCGCCCATATCATCAACTCATAGGAGGGCTTAAGCCGACCCGATGTTATTTTTGGATATGTTATGATATGCGGTGTAATTTATAATCATGTCTCCCTTGATTCTCATTCGCGGATATTCAGTAATGACTTAGATTCAACTTTAAATGAAAGGGCTAAAGTTCGGTTGTGTAGTGCCTCGTAAACCTCCGCTTTCAATTCACAGATATCTACGAGCAGCTTATCGCCATCACACCATTTGTGCTTTTTTGCAGGACAATCAAAGTGATCGTGAACCTGACACGTCCTTTCTTCTTTGGGCTTATCATGGATACAGTTGTAGAATAGCGCCGTTGCGAACTCCACGCACTTATTGATATGTGTGTTGTAATTCTTAACATTGAGCGAAGTACCGCACCATGCACATTTTACGAAAGTCGCATTCCGTCTCTTGGCCAACTTATCACCCTGTTGTAGTTGTTTGGGGCAGGTCGTGTGGACTTGACGCACGAGGGTCGGCATAACGCGTAGTCTCTGTGCGCAGTCTGTTTGTCAAATAAGCGTAGAACTTGCGTGCTGCCGTGAAATCTTGCATAATCTCCTTAACCGCGACCTGCTTGCGGGCTGTCGGATGGTTTGTTGCCAGCACGAAAGACTTGATGCCTTTATGCCAAAAGATGTCCTTCTCCCTTATCTCATATAACGGTGATTTATCGCCTGTAATAACATGGGTGGCTACTATCCCCATACATATTATGAGTATTGGTTTTTTGCGCTTAATTTCTGCACGCAGTGATCCTTTGCATGCTCTAATTGTGCGTGCGCAAGGCATCGCATCACCGCTCGGTCTGCATTTAACCGTGTTAGTGATGTAGATTTTCTTCCTGTCCCAGCCTGCACAGTCGATAGCGGCATTGAGAATGCGGCCTGCTTGGCCAACAAATGGGCGCCCCTGTGATACTTCTGTCTTGCCGGGTGCTTGCCCGACTATCATGACGTCACAAGCGTCGGGTCCTTCGCCCAAAACGTACTTATAACCTTCGAGTGGGCACTGATGGCATTTACTCAAACTTTCCACCTTTCGTCTCTGCATAGGCATTATGGTCATGGATTGATTCGAAGTTCTTCACCTTGACCTTATACCATGTAACCTTATTGTTATGTGACAAGTTACTCTTAACGCTGCGTGCCACGTCTTCCACGAATCTCGGATTCCTGTACGCATAATCAACGAGTGCCTTCTCATCAGGCCGCTTTACAAGCGACATAACAGGACCACTTGATGCATTAATCGCAATCTGTGATATGTCCTCAATCCAGATGAACTCTTCTGACTGAACCGCAATGGTTACATGTCCCCGTTGGTTATGCGTGTTCTTTTTGCACATTTCCTTCGAACACGGGCAACATGTGTGCACGGGCGTTCGGACAGTTAGGATAGGTTTGTGTCTCGTTGAAGCCGTGAATCTACATTTAAGGGGCAAAAGCCCTTTCTTGAACGACGAGGGTGTCGTATACGAGATGAAGTAGTCGAATTTCACTGACACTTCGGCATGTGTGGCCTCTTGGTCTTTGATAAGCCGCTTAGTCATGTTCTGAAGGCGGTCGAGAGACAAGTCCATCTTGGCGGTGGTTTCCTGGAGGCGCTCAATGAATCTGCTCATGTGCGTACCTTTCTGGTTTTCCGGGACCTCTACGTACATATTCCAGAGGCCGATTGTGGATTGTTCCCCTTCGTTCTTGTCCTTTAGCGTGAAAGGCCATTTAACGTCTGACACGCCGACTTTCTCTAGTACCAAAGGCAGGTCGGGTTTGGATGCTTGTATGTCTTTCATAGTTATCCCTATCGATGCAATTATTTTCATGTTTTCGACGATTTGTTCGGTAGTCAACCCGTTAATTATCGCTTTTCTGTTATGCAGTGAATCACTCTCCGCTGATTATGTATGGTTTCTTGCGAACCAGTACGATTTTTGCTTCGTTCTCCTCTCTCATAAACCCCATTAGCTTTGTGGGGACAAATGAGGTCACTATCTTATCTCCACCATAAATGGCATATACATCATGCCCTTTTGTTCCACCATCTTTTATGTTTGCCGTCCTCAGGACCTCTTCTTGACTAACACATATCATGTCAGCAAATCTAAGGTCCTCATGAAAAAGGCAGAACTCACCTTTCTCACCATGTCTTATCTCTGTACCAACTTCACTACCTTCAACCATAATACCACATACGGACGAAACACCACATCAGATTCTTTCTAATTCACCCCCACACGAAACACAGTGCTTCCAGTCGGGCTTCATTGAACGCATCTCTTCGCCGCACTTCTTACAGCGAAACTTATATTCCACGAGTGACTTGTGTGCTTTTTCTCCCATTATACTCGCCTCTGTTCGGGTGGCCAAATTATCTTGTGAAGTTGTAACTGCATCCTAACGTCGCGCGACCAATCCCAGCCAGTTTCAATGATTGCCTTAGCGATGCTCTCTAGGTTAGAAACATTGGCCGGTGATATCAGAACCGTAACCCCTTGTGGTGCACCAATAATGATATTCCTCATGAAGAAGAGGTCATCGTTCTCTTGAACTACGAACTTAATTTCATCTACGCGGGGTCTCAGCCTATGGAGATTTCTTGCAGTGACAACAGGGTACTTCCTACCTACATCAATACCCGAACTCGGGCACTTGACGTCCATAACAATCTTGACGTTAGGATACTCGAATAGTACATCAGGTATATCAATCGTACCATTAGTCTCAATAGATATCACATATCCGCGAGCATTGAGCTGGTCAATAAGTTGCACAACATTAGGTTGTTGTATTAGAGGCTCTCCACCTGTGATACAAACACTCTTAGGTTCACCGAAGGAATTGACGTTTTCAACAATCTCCTCTAGGGGTATGAGCTTGACCTCTGTCTTATCATCCCCCTGAGCGTAAGGTGTATCACAGTAACTACATTTCAGGTTACAGCCAAATAGACGCACAAAGGTTTGGACCCTTCCGGCCCATGTACTTTCGCCCTGGATACTCTGAAATATCTCATTTATTTTAAGTGTTCTAGACATTAATATTCCTCCTTTCTTTTACACACTCGATAATCGGATTGAATAACTCATCCAGTTCCTTTTCAGTTCTGCCCGCAACGTCTAGGTCCTTTATTATCCCGTTCGGGCATTGGGGCCCAAACCCGTCACACGAACAGCAATATTCGAGTGCCTTATCAAGGGCTTTCATCTCGTGCGTCTTAGATTGCTCTTTCACACTATCATTGATAATAAAGTTAAGCGTTAATGACCTTATCAATAGGTCACGTAATTCGTCCCCTCCGCTTATTGAACCGACATCGTGTTCACAAGCCATCACGTCGAACTGTTCAACATCTTCAAGATTCTTAGGATGACCCGAGCCCTCCATAGTCGTCGTGATATCAATGAGCCCATCAACTAACTTACCTTCGTTCTTAATAGAGTCGATGACAGCCTGCAACTGAGAGTTGGGACACAGGAAGTAGGTTAAGTCAAGTGTGCCTGGGCGCGTAATACCTATAATCACGAATGTCATTTAACCCCATCCTATTTTTCCTCGGTTATCCCTGCCGCAGTTAGGGCACTTATAAACCCATCTGATGAGTGGGCAAGAACAATAAACGCAAAATTTAAACGGGTGGTCGGTGCGGTAATTAAGCACGTGAGTCTCAGGTCCATAACGCTCCCACGGTTTACATTTTCGGGAAACTGGCTTCTGCGTATGAGGTTTCACTTTCCCACACTCTAATGAAGATATTCTTAACTGGCTTCTTTACAGTTATCTCTGCTATCTTATCTATGAGATGTTCAGCTATAAATTCAGCAGTGCATGAAACATCGGTACCGAATCGATTTCTCATTTCCGGCGTGTTGGGGATAGCATATACATCCTCCGGCGGGAACATATATACTTTCTCTGCCCCAGGAATCGCTGGGTCTGGGAAACTGACCATTGTCTGGCCCTTAAATACTTGGTCAGCAAGCGAGCCGCTAACGTTTCTGATAATAGCAACTTCGGGGATAAGCGTTTTATGGTCAAGCTCATCAATAACCTTCTTGATATCCCCAAAATCTACCATCATGCCATCTCTATCGATACTACCTTCCAACTCCACTTCAACCCGCCACGTATGGCCGTGTAACCGTGAACATTTGGTCTTAGTCAAATGCACAACGTGTGCAGCTGAGAATTTGGCTTCAGTTCTTATCTTCATTGTCTTCCCTTCCATCTCGGCATTCAATACAACAAGCACCCTTTGGGCAATTATACCGGCCTTCGTTCTCTTCGAACATTTTGCCGCATACGCAGCAATGGTCTTCCATTGACATCAGGAGGTCCTCACATTAGAGTCGAAATAGGCCGACAGCAAATATACTGAGGGATTTTGCGTCGTTTCAGGTTCATCTTTGACACCTATATAGTAACCAAAGGAGAAACAATATTTCCTGAAGAAACTGATGACCTTTGTCAATTAAGTCACCTGTGCATCTTCCGCAGAACAGTCAAGCTGATATGGGCACCAACCACACAATTGTGATGGCTTTTTATCGAACTCGCCGTTCTTGATACGCTCACGAACGCGCTTGACCTTGGCCATGAAGGCGTTCTTCGTTCGGAAGCCCAATTCCTCATAAAACACATAAGGGTCTTCTTCAGGGCCGCCTAGAAATACCATTCCGATGTACTTGATTGTCTTTGGATCCACGAGACCAGACTTCTCGGCGAGGTGGGCGTACCCTGCGAGCTCAAATCGATGTTTGCTTTTGGCGTAGTCCCGGTACTTCCCAGTCTTGTAATCCAGCACAACATAGTACTTCTTCCCAGTATGGTCGATTCGGTCGCAAGTGCCATAGAATTGAAGTTCCTCGTCATACATTTCGACCTCTTTATGGACAGGCCAAAATCGAATGAGGCGCTTGCCCTGTTCGATATGGTTCCTTAACCGTATCTCCTCGATAGCGATGAACTTCTTATAAAAGAGTGTGACTATTGCATGGAACTCTGGTGGTAGTGTCGAAACCCACCATTCCCAGAAGGGCTCATAGGCCGCACGCAACTGTCCCGGTGTTGTTATGGCTTCCGTGTCAATATTATCGTAGAGCGCGTATACACCGTCATGGAACATGTTCCCACGAAGCATTTCAGGCGACTTCTCTATGGGCTCCTCATTTATAACCTGACGCAAGAAGCGATATGGGCACTGTTCATACGTTAGAACCCCCGACTTGCTTAGGGCCATCTTTTCGTCCCAAGGGATATGGAGCCTTGCGCTTTCTTCTGGTTGCTTATACTCCACGAAAACACCTCACAAAAAGTCTATATCTACATCGGATTCTTACTATATAAATGTTTTGAACTGTTGAGGTACACTATGCGAGAAGCTCCTGGCATAACTTCAATGATTCCTCGCACCTTGTTAAGAGTTCTGAATTCTCCGCCAAGAGGTGTATATCGGCCTCTTGTCGTTTAGCCCAGTAATCTTTTGTTATTTTCCAAATGTCCGTCTGATACTGCACGTTAATTGACCTAATACCATCATCCTTAATGGTTTCAAGAGGCGGAAAGAGGATATGTGAGTCGTAATTCAAAGGGTAATTATCTGCGATACCTTGCAAGAAATCCATTTCTGGGCCCGACATGCGACCACAACCCCAAAGGTAATATGAATAGTACATTGGGTCCATGATACCGCGATCAAAGATGATAATGTCCTTCAAGAATGACCTTTGTCGTATTACAATTTCACATTTAAGTTGAGTTGCCGTAATCCAGAGCTGGGTGTCGAAATCACCCTCTTCATTGATTTGGAATGGGCAATTAGGAGTCTGTTCAGTGAAACCATCTACATTGTAGCCTAGGCGCTTAAGGTGTGCGTAGACGTAGTGGTAAACGGTCGTTTTGCCTGATCCGTGGGTGCCTGTGAGTACTACTACTTTAGTCATATGGGCAATCCTCCTTGTACGGGTCTCTACCACAAATACTGGTTTGCTTAAATTCGCACTCTTTGTCGCTATGAAGACATGCCCCTTGTGCGATAATAAGTCTGCTATAGTATAGTACCTTGGCCCAGCAGTTCCGGCATACACTATAACCTTTGTTCTTTCGGTCTCTCAGCTCTTCTCCGCAAAAAGGACAATCACCTATCATAAGGACACCTCTGTATCTCTGGTCTCTGTTGCAGGTAGTGTGCTTCCGAATATCGATGTCCTGACACTCTGAAGAGCATCAATATAATATTTGGCGGTTTCATCTCCTTGTGCCTTTTTCTTTCTCATGCGATGTATATAGTCGTCTATATATAGCATGATGTTATTCTCTTCGAACACAAGGTGTTCTTCTCCACCTTCTCCTGTTGTTTTGTATCTGCTCATTAAAGCACCATCACTTCGTGATTATTTACTAGAGCCATTAATAACTCATCAGTTACGAAACTTCCGTCAGGGTGTTCATATTGAAACTTTCTTTTATTCCGTTGTAATATTTTACCATAGAAGAGAACAATATCTTTCTTCTTATACCATATTATAATATCTTTGACTTGCTCGATAAAACGAACCCACTCGAAGAATTTGCACATTCTTTCATCACGAATGGCGCGTAATGCTTCTTTTGTTCGGTTACCCATGGTACTTGTTCCTTTGTGCGGCCGGGTTGTTGTTTGGGGCGGGTCGTGTGGTAACTACCCGTGGTCTCGTCCATCGGTGCACAATGGACCCTTCTTACCTTCATCCCTCAAGTGAGCCAAATCTTCCATGTTCCTAATAATATGGACTTCTCCCTTATGTTCATAAAGGTATTTGATACCCTTAATCTCAATCTCCTTTCGAGAAGCCATATAGTCAGCGTATGCAACCAGTCGCTGACCTACAGTAGAAGCAGGCGGAGGATTGTTCGTCTTCGGTACCCACTTGTGCATATGGCACCTTATCATGCCACGAACTTTATCATCGAGATGCTTTGGTACGTATCTCAATGAAAGATTACCGTGCCATGGCGCGTAGGTCTCTAGTTTACCAAAGTCATGCAAGAATGCCGCCGTGACCCTTCGAATGTGTTTCTCATTCTCTATGCCTTCGGGGCCATTTTCTTCGCGACTTAGTTCCGACGTGAGCCAAACAGTTCT